ATGAAAAAAATCATTATCTCTTTATTACTCCTGGCAAGCTCCGGAGCCGCGCTGGCTGCGCCGCAGGTCATTACCGTCAGCCGTTTTGAGGTTGGCAAAGATAAGTGGGCGTTTAATCGGGAAGAGGTGATGCTGACCTGCCGCCCGGGTAACGCGCTGTATGTCATCAATCCCAGTACGCTGGTGCAATACCCGTTGAATGATGTTGCCAGACAGCAGATGGAGAGCGGAAAAACCACGGCAAAGCCGATCGAGATTATCCAGATTGATGATCCGGCGAAACCGGGCGAAAAAATGAGCCTGGCACCGTTTGTGGAGCGTGCAGAAAAGCTCTGCTAATTGTCAGATGTAGCGCTCTGATTTCCAATAAAAAACCGCAAGGATCTCACACGAGAACTTGCGGTTTTTGCGTTTGGATGCGTAACAAACGTCCTTTTTTTCCGGCCACTTTAGTCGCGGACTGGAAAACCTGGCGCTGTCATCTATTCTTAAATGGCAGGGTAACTTAGCCTGCATTAATGCCAACTTTTAGCGCACGGCTCTCTCCCAAGAGCCATTTCCCTGGACCGAATACAGGAATCGTATTCGGTCTCTTTTTATCGGGCTTTAATTTCAGTTACTTAGGACTCCATGTCCGAAAATGTCCGAAATTTGTCCGAATTCAAATATTCGGTCTTTATTCGTTATACCACACCATTTTTAACATTCACAATTCATTTACGAAGAAAAATTAGATCAGCACATACTCTTTTTTTCTCGTATCAAGATACTTCTCAGTCATTTTTTCTGACTTGTGCCCCAGCAGTTTTTGCGCAAAATCCTTCCCGAATTCCTTCTCATACATCCTTCCCGCCAGACTCCGAATTTCATGAAATGAAGGTGGGTTTTCTGAAAACTTTAGACCAGAAAAATTTCGTGCTTTCACAAAACCTTTTGTCAGACTGTCCAGGTTTATGCTTCCGTCTTCGCTGTTTTTTCTGATCCCGGGGCTTATTAAAAAATCGCATCGACTGACAAGCCGGCAGCGATCGATGATGGTCGACAGTCTCAGGCCGGATGCTTTCAACATCAGTGAAAGTGGGATAGCAAGGCAAGACCCGGTTTTTTGTTGTTCGATGTACAGTCGGTCATCTTTAATGTCACTGAAGCGCATCCGGGCGACGTCTTCACGTCGCTGACCGGTGACCAGGGCGAGATCCATCGCCAGTCCGAACCATGCTGGCATGCGCTCTGCACCAGCACGAACGGCCACAAACATTTCATATTCCAGGCGTTCGCGCAGCACTTTAATTTTCGGTGCTCGAGTTGGGTCCACAGGATTGGAATCAACACGCCCTTCCACAACGGCCTCACGGAAAACATCAGACAGTACTGATCGCATGGTTCCTGCCATCGTTGTTTTGCCGCACTCCGTCCAGCGATCAATAAACTCAGCCACATCTCGGGTGGTTATGCTGGCCAGTATCATTACGCCAAAGTATTCTCTAATGGTCGCCAGCTGCCCGGCGCGAACTTTGTAAGTATTGGTCGCTAGCTTGCGTCGTTGCAGGATAATTTCGTACCGATCGAGCCAGCTGGCCATGGTGTATTCATTAGTACCTTTCAGTTGTTCGAGTAGGGCGATTGGAGTGTAATTTTTATCGATGTAGTGATTTGCTTCAATGGCCTGGGCGATCGCTTCCCTGCGCGAAATTTTACCCAGAGATATCTCTTTTCCGTCGACGGGATTGCGCCAGGAATATGACTTCCTGGCTTTACGATAGGTCAGATTCTTAGGCAAATTAGCGTCATACTTGTCCGGCCTCGCCATCGATAATCCTCTCTATCAATCGCCCTTTTAACGGGTGTCTGCTTTGGTTTGTGTTGATCGTTTTACAATATTTATTTGGTCGGATAAAAACCGCATCCGGCCTAACGCGATACTGGGTGCCTTCCTTCTCTGGTGCTGGGTAGATATTCCCGTTTCGCGCCCATTTCCTTAACGTTCCAATTGGTGGCGGTACTTCATATCTGAGTTCCGCCCAGCGTTCGAGTGATACAAGTTTCACTTTCACCTCGATAGCCAGCCATTACGATACGCGCAACAGCTGGCACTGGTTGATATTCAATAATCAGTTTGCGGTCAGACGTTGCCAGATAGCAGAGACGTATTTGACCTGATGTCTGGCGTCAGAAAGTGCATTGTGCATGTCGCCTTCAAACGGGATGTCGTAGCGTGGATTGATACCGACAGATTTACCCAGTTCGACCATGGTCCTTACATCCCTGTCATTCCGGAACGGAACAGCGAAGGGAGTTTCTGTTAACGCGTGCGCGCGGCGGAGAATGACGTTATCAAACGAGCAACCATTACCCCATAATTGAACAGTGTGGCTACCGTTAGCAGCATTTTCAGCAATAAAGTCAGCCAGAAGTTCAAGGGATTCACGCAGCCCCATAGCTTCATCAACAAGAATGGCAGAGCGGGCTTCAGATGATTGTTTCAACCACCACTGAATCGTCGACGCATCCGGTTTCATCCCAAACGACATCGATGATTCAAGGCTGACAACCCGATAAAACTCGGCACCAGTGTTACCAGTTGAAGGATCGAAAAATACAGCGCCGATAGAAACTATTGGGGCATCAGGACTGTTGCCCATAGTTTCCATATCAACCATGAGGTGAGTATAAAAAGCGTTCAGGGGGGCGGTATTAATATGGTGAACGGGTTCATTATTCAGGGAAGCTGACGCGTCACCAGTTGCATCAGCGCTTTTAACTGGCAAAACTGCTGTTTCGCTCTGAGACATTTCAGGATTAGCTTTGATTTCGTTGTTGTCAGTTTCTTCCATCTGCACATCGCTGGTGGCTTCCTCGGTTAATTTGGCAGGGGGATTCATCAGGCCATCGACAGAAAATATGCCGTTACCGAGATTGGCTACTTCAGGTTGTTTGATAGTTTCTGAAGATTCCTGTTTTGCAGCTTTTGCTGCCAATGCACCCACTGTCGCAAAGTCAGTGGACAGTTTCTCCAGATTCTCTAACGGCTCTTTCCCCTGAACTACAGCAGCAACAACAGCAGCGCTATTCACCTGGCGCGCAGCAGCCAGTGTTTCATCGGTGGGGTTTTGATGATCGCTTTCGACCAGATTTGCATTGATGTAGCCGGATAAGCGTCCGGGAGAAAGGTAATAAGAGGGATGAGCGCTTCGTATTAATGCAAAAATTGCTGCGCGCGAGTAATCGAGGATGCCAGAACATTTTTGCAGCGCTGCGGACCATTCTTTGAAAGGACTGTCTTTGGCTGCAATGATATCTTTAGCCTGGCGGAGAATAGAACCCGGAATATTGTAGATATCAAAATCCATTGTCAGAGTGGCCAACGCAATCTCAACGTCGAGCGTATCCAGTGTATGAGCATAATCGGTATTGCGATCGGTCTTTTTGCCACCACCAGCGTTGGTTCCGGAGTCAGTGCGCTGAATCTGCGACACACGATTGCCTTTACACCACTCTTTAATCAGCAGCCCACGGTCAATGTGCTCAGTATTGAACCAGGCCTTAAAGAACTGAATAACGATGACCAGATCAACTCGCTTTCCATCAACCGGAAAAACGGTTTTCAGCGCGCTGACAACTTTCCAGATATCGATCTCTGGTGCTTTCCTGAATGATTCTACATTCTCGGCGGCAAGCAGCAGGTTTTGCACATAGCTGTTATCCACATCCAGCTCAAGTTCCTGGATGGTTTTCTTCTGTTCAGTATCAATATGGTAAGCATATTCATCAGAAATAAACTGAGCCAAAAGGCGCTGGCGTAGCGGGAGAGTCGCAACGGTAATGAGTTCAGGCGTTACAGGTGGAACGGTGGGCTCATCACCCACAATTCGTGCTTTCTTATCGTTAACCCACTCCTGCACGGTTTGAGTCCGCGCTTTCGGTTCCGCAATCCATTCGGTAATAAATTTCTTAAATGAAGCAATGGTATAGACCTGCTCACGATCGAAGACTTCTTTTATTGCGTTTGCCAGGTTCCACTCGACATGAGCAGAAAGCTCTTTCGCCGCTGGCACATTTGCAACGGCCAGTAACAGGTTTTGTATATAGAGATCATTATCGTCCAGTTCCATCTGTCCGATCTGGACGTGCCGTGCTTCACTGATTTCCTTCTCTTCACCGTCATTTAACAGGTGCGCAATCAGCCGCTGAGACAGGCGCAGGCGAGATATGGGGCGGAGCAATGCTGGCGCATCGCTGGTGGGTACATTGGCACTGGAGGTTTCAGGTTTTTGCTGGCTGGAAGCCTCCTGATTTTCATTATCAGGCTTCTGTTTCAGTTGCCACGTTTGCTGGTCTTCTGCCAGTTCGTAACGATCGCACCATGTGTCATCAAGTGTGCTTTCCTCAGGAAGATCGTCAACAACAAACCAGTTGGTGCGGACAGGTAATTGATAGTCGGCACCACGACCGACGGCAATATCGTTGTCTTCGAGAATATTGAGGATTTCGCGTTCTGCGCGGGAATCTGATTTCGCAGAGAACCAGCAAAACAGGTTTTTTGCCTCAGTTGCTTTAGCTTTGGCTTTAATAAGATACTCATACGTTAACATTGCGTTCGGGCTCCATTGGATTGTAAGATACCCGGCAGCTGATGATCGCCGCCTAAGGTAGTGGTTATTGGTCAAAACTCGTTCCGGAAAGCTTTGGTCGGCTGACCGGGTACTTAACCCGCCTTGCGCGGGTTTTGTGCTTTATGGGGTAGGTGATTTTCCCTGCGCCAGCTGTGCGACGGGGATCCACTCCAGAGCATTCAGCACGGGCTCAAATGAATCAGGTGTGTGAGTAACGGCGCGAACGACGTCAGCCACGCTGGGGTTTGCTTTGCTAAGGTGGTACCCGCCACCAGCGCCACGCTGGCTGGTGACAATTTCACTGGTGCGCAGCTTCGAGAAGATTTGCTCCAGGTAAGACACAGACAGCTTTGATTCTTTACTGATCGATGCGATGGAAACAGGGCTGCCGTTGTAAATTCTGTTGAGGATGGCAACGACCTGAACTGAAGCCACCACACGTTTCATTCCAAACTCCATAGTTACTTCCTTACTGATGCTGGCAACAGCCATTGGTCAAAACTCGTTATTAACGAACTACGGTCTGTTGGTCGGTAGACGGGTCGCCCTTCTGGGCAAGCGTGTAGCAAATCAGTCGAATGATGACTTCAATGCGATTTAGATGTACGGCCTGACACCGCACTGGTTTACGTGCGAAATCGATCATGGATTTATCCTCTCGTGTTGCCCTTGTCGCCAGGCTGGCGGAACGTTGAACCTGCTGCGTGTTAATGCCTTTCATCTCATCCGGTGATTCGTATGCCGCCGGCAGCTACTTCGTGGGCATCCTGCCTTGATGACTGATTTTCTAAAATCAGGCTACAAATAAATATACCAGACGTCAAGACGAAATTGATAAATTACATACCATGACGTGTTTGAGTTATCAGAAGTGAGATGTGTTCGGGCGTAAAAAAGGCCGCTATTAGCGGCCTTAACAACGTAGATTTAGAAACTAGCGTTGAGGATCAATTTTGCGTTTGCGTAAAAACTCAGCCATGAAGGCATCGAGCTCTTCTAGTCTGGTTTTTGCTAAAGATATAAACCTTTCTTGCTCAGCCTCAGGGAGCTGGTCGAATACCTCAAGGAGAGCAGACTGATGTGGGTTCAGAACAGTTTTACTTTGTGTAACTGAAACAATGTGCTCCTCTTCTTCATCGGTCATGAAGAACCAATAAAGCGGTTTTCCAAGCGCTTCGGGCAAGAGTATGAGTTTTTCTTTGCGTGGAAAAATACCTGCGTTACACCAATGGCTAACGGTTTGCGAGTTAACACCTATCCGACGTCCCAGTTCAGATTGAGACATGCCAGCCTCATCAAGAGCTCGTTGTAAACGTTCTTCAAAGTTCATTTTCAGTTCCAAATCTAACCAATAGCCAAGCATACAAAGTTTCCTTTCAAATGTGGCCAGTTAAATTTCTTGACATTGATAAGTATTTTATCAAATATGTGGTACGGAATTTAGGAGGTCGTATGAACGAAAACATTCAAAAGAAGATCATTTCACTGTGTGGCAGTCAATCAGAACTGGCTCGCCGCTTAGGAAAAAACTCACAGACAGTTTCAGTCTGGTTTCGCACTCAAGTCGCCAGCACAGAGGTGCTAAACGCCTGCAGGGCGCTGAATTGGAAAGTCACCCCACACGAAATCAGACCGGATCTTTATCCAAACCCCACTGATGGTTTACCTCAAAAGGAGGCTTAATCATGCAATCAGCCACGTATCAACATCATAGCCAACGCTTAGCTGTTCCGTTGAAAACGCAAAATCATTTTAAACCCCAGCGCCGCGACAGCATTCAGCACCGCGTCATATTGGCTGCCGTTCGTGAATGGGAATCAACGTTACCAGGACAGGCACAGGAACGGATAGCTCAGCTGGTGGCTGAAGAGTGGGCCAAGGCAGATGGCCGCGGAATTGCTGTTAATAAACAGAATTTATTCCGATATCTGAAAAACGAAGGAGGGTCAGAAAAGTACACGTCTTACGTTATGCGGCTGTCAGGCTCAATCATCAGCGCTATGCCAGTTCAGATCGCCAGGAAGCACGGGTTAAGTAATGCGAGCACAGAAGCGGAGCTGGTGGCTAGCGCTATCAAGGAGTGCAGTGAGGCACACCAGGCGAAATTAGTTGGCGCGCCATTACAGAAGCTTGAAAAGGAGATTCGTGAAGCGGCAATCGCTTTGTTCAACATGTTACCAGCTGATGCGGCGGGACCACTACTGGCGAGTTTAAGCGCCGTAGCGCCGCAATTGTTTTAATCGAGTTTTGAGCAATAACCATTACGCGCCGGGAAACCGGACAAGGGAGTAAACATGGCAGCTCTGCCTTACATGCAACTTTACATTGCTGATTACCTGGCGGACACCATGCATCTGTCTACAGAAGAGCATGGCGCTTACCTGCTACTGATGTTCAATTATTGGCAAACAGGTCGCCCGATCCCCAAAAACCGACTATCGAAAATTGCACGGCTGAGTAACGACCGTTGGGATGCCGTTGAACCTTCGTTGAAAGAGTTTTTTAACGATAACGGTACCGAATGGGTACAGGAGCGTATAGAGCGTGATCTGGAGGCGGTTAAAAACTCAATCAGCCAAAAGTCAGCAGCTGGAAAAGCATCCGCTCAGGCGAGAAAAGCTAAAAAAGGAGCGAATAACCAACAAAATAACAACGGGTGTTCAACGGGTGTTGAGCCGCCGTTAAAACAGAACGCCAACGGAAACCCAACTAATAAAGATCCAGATACAGATACAGATCTAAAAGAAAACCAAGAGAGAGAGTTATACGCGCCTGGTGGCTTTTTACCGCCCATAGGCAAATTTCCGATCACAGATGACTGGACACCTGGTGATGACTTTGTACGCCAGGCTGCGCAGTGGGGAATAAACCTTGGGGATCTACCAGGGTATACCGACGTCGAATTACAGCAGTTCCGGGACTACTGGAAATGCGAAGGGAAAGTTAAACACCACATCCAGTGGGAACAGACTTTTGCTTCCAGCCTGAAAACATCACGCGCCAAATCTTCCTCACCATCGGCAGGTACACGTCGACAGGCTGGCTTTGGCGTTTCACAACCTGACACTCAGATCCCGCCGGGATTCAGGGGGTAATGATGAAATCGACGCATGACTTGCTTGGCCGTCTACGTAACCTCATGCCTGCAGGTGTTCAGCCGAAATTTACCAGCAGTCAGGAATTAATGGCCTGGCAGCAGGAAGAAGGGCGAAAGCGCGCAGCTGAGCTGGAAAAACAAAATCAGCGTAACCGTTCAGAAAGGATTTTTGGGCGCTCAGGGATCTGCGAGTTGCACAGGGGGTGCTCATTTGCAAATTACCTGGTGAGCAACGACGGGCAGAAACACGCGCTGACAATGGCAAAGAGCTACGCCCATAACTTTGGGAATGGCTTTACTTCATATTCAGCGGCAGTTGTGGAACAGGGAAAAATCATCTTGCCGCGGCAATCGGGAACTACCTGCTTCAGCACGATTATTCCGTTCTGGTCGTGACAGTACCTGATTTGATGCTTCGCGCACGCAAATGCTATGACGAGGACCAGTCTGAGTCCGATTTGCTGGACGATTTGTGCAAGGTTGATTTGCTTGTTCTTGATGAGGTTGGTGTTCAACGTGATACGCGCAATGAGTGGGTATTACTTAATCAGATTATCGATCGCCGTATGGCGTCAATGAAACCAGTGGGGGTGCTAACAAACCTGAATTATGACGAGTTATCGAAAGTTCTGGGTGAGCGGGTCATGGACCGCTTAACCATGGATGACGGTATCTGGGTAAATTTCGCCTGGGGAAGTTATCGCAAAAATGTGACCCATTTACGGGTCGTGAAGTAACTAAAACGAGTATTGACCAATGACCATAGAAATCTCTCAGAAAGATCGGGTTGCGATAGTGGTACGCCATACCCCGAACTGCGTATTACGTGATGTGTGTGAAGCGCTGGATATTCCATCCGGTACCGCAGGTAAGTTTCTGCGCGCGTTGACTGTCAGCGGCACAGTCCTGCGTACTCACAACGGAACTCAGTATGTTTATAACATCGCTCCGGATGCCGAATTACCTGACGTAAAACTGCCCTTCATGGAAGAGAAAAGTGATCCGGTTGAAACGCAATTAGCTGAGAAAATGGCGAAAGACCTGAAGTCCCGAGGACTCTGGCGGCGCGCGGCAAAAGTATATACCGACATGTTAGACATTGCCCGTAGTTCAGCTGAAGTGTCACGTATAGCACAGCAACGTAATGAATGCCTGCGTATGGCCCGGAGATGATCAGCATGCCAAGACCAAACACACCAGAAGAGCAGGCGGCACTTATCCGGGTGATCATCGAAGAGGTGAAAATCCGTGGACGCTTAACCGTTAGCGAGGCATCACAGATGTTGTCGCTGCATCGTCAGACTGCTGAGAAGTATTTCCGCGTAGCAGCCGAACGCGGCGAACTCATTCGTTACGGTCGTCTTGGTTTGTTCAGGGACCAGAAGGCTGTGATTGATTTCGATCTCCAGCGTTTTTCATACGGATCGAGTAAGCCTGTGATTGAGTTACCAGCAGATTTTCGGGGAAGCGCGGTTATGCGCCGGGTTATAGATATTGTTGGTAGAATGCCAGCATGACAATTATCAACCATCCTGCACACGGTTCTGTATCACTCGATCGCCTGCACCAGATACAGGAAATACTTAGTAAAGCAGCCGCACAAAGTGACGGTGGTAATCTCGGCTACGCCATGGCACTGCGCAAGATGACGAAGCAGCGGGGAATGAGGTAAAGGCATTTGAGCTCGTTAAAAATGCTGCTTAGACTTGAATGGAAGTTTTAACGATAAGTTATCCCATAAGGCGGCAAATATACTAAGCTGATTTTGAACGCAAGACGTATAAAGAAAATTATTGATTATAGTTTGCTAAAAAAACTAGGTTTTTTTATACTTTCTGAAAATGTGGAAATTACTATAATGGACATTAAAATGAACAAAGTTTTTGATTTTCAACAGATTAATTTTTTTACAGACAACAGTGACGTTTCTGCAACGCCGCACTTAATAAAGGGATTGTTAGATGTTTTGGGGAAGTATAGTTTAATCCCTACCTTTGGCCAAGAGATAAACGCTATGACTGGGGAGCAAAAACAAGTAGTGACAATGATGGAACCATCCCAGTCATATCGTATCGAATTCCCAAGCGGGCTTGTAGCAATAAGTGCTATTAATTTAGATAATAGTGTTTTCACTGATCGTAGTATTAGTATTCTTAAAGATCTGAAATCAATTTTTCCATCAAAAAAAGCTAATAGATTAGCATATATTCAAAATAAAATATTTCAAAGCTCACCTGAATATTACAAAGAATTATATGGTAAAATATTTACCTATCATTCTGTAGAACCATTTGAGTGGGATAGTCGAATTGCTATTAAAAAACATTTGGCCGCACATGATGAAATTATAAACAGTATTAGTAAAATTCGCCGTGGATCGTTTAATTTACCTATAAGCAATGTGGCTGCTTTTAATTCTTTTTCGACTGGAATTGATTGTATTAGTTTTGAAATGGATACTAATACAGTAGCTGAAAATGTGAATCTTCGTTTCGATCTTGACAGTTGTATATCAGTGCTGCAGGAACTCTTTGAAGAAAATAACCTTTTATATCAAGAAGTTAAGCGCTACACTGACAAATGAATGGGAATCATATGAAAAATACATTTAATAAAATGGATTCAATGTATATTTCAGCGAACAGCATCAAATATCCTGAACCTTATAAAAGATATGGTGCTTCAGATGCCATGTTTTTTTATAAGTATATTAATACCTTATTTGGTGTTGAAAAATACAATCGGAGTGGTGACCAAACCTACGTTGACCAAAGTAGTAATGGAAAACATAGTGATCAAGATTCTGGCATGTCCACTGTCAATGAAGGATCTGGAGTGGTTGAAAACAAATCGCTCTTAATTCTTAGGAAGAAGAATGCAATACTTGATTGCCTTAAAGGCGATGAGTATGTAGAGGGCGAGACTAGTAAAACAGTTATGCTCTTGGAGGCTATCCACCTCCGAGAAAAAGAATTATTTGGACAGATTTTTCAAGAGGTCTGGCTTCATTTGTTTACACAGCAAAGTTATGAATTACGCAAATTTATTAATATGTCTTCTTCTTTAAATTATAACTGGCTAAATGATAAAGCAGATGCGTTAATATTGAGTGCTTGTTCCCATAAGGATATTTATGTTAACGAGGCTGCAATAAGAGCTGTTGAGTCTTGGGAGCAAACTAAACATGCTGCGTATTTGAACAATATTAAAAAATTCGAAGTTAAATGGTTAGAAGATTATAAAAACGCAGTCTTGGCTGAATTGGAGTAGTAAATGGGGCATTTATTGCGTAAGTTTTCATTGGCTAAATGGGAGCCAAATAGAGGTATAGATTCTCAAGACATTTCGGCAGATGCTATCACGGGATGCACAAGAACGTCCAATAATACGCTTTCAGTTTGGTCATCTACAACTCAGGATTTTGCTAGTGAAGAAGTGGAGAAATTAATAGTAGCTTTAGCTACTACCATGAACGAGCCCGCAGCCATAGATCTTATATGGTTAGAGGATGAATGGCTTCAGTCAAATGGAATAGAGCTGGTTTCCTCATCTGGCGGATCTAAATATAAGTCGTTGAATAATAAGCATAAAGACCTTGCTTCCCTAAAGCACTCATCTTTATCTCTTGTTGGAGAACATATTCTTTCTCAAATGCAAGATGATACTAAATTTAAGCGTATTACTAAAAAAGAGTTAATAAAACTTGTGGTGAAATGGATGAATGCTGATAAGGAATTTAATATTGATGAATTAAAGGAAAAATGGCGTAACCCAATCATGAATTTAATGGATAAACAAGTAGGACAATGATTTTAATTATATGAAACTGTAGTGTTTTACTTAAAGCAACAATATTCATTTAAAATTTCATAGCAAAACATGAAATGATTCCAAATCAATTACTCTTCACCTGAGTAGCCAAAACCTCCTTCAACGGAGGTTTTTTCGTCCTAACATGCGCCTATAAGCAGCGATGCAACTCCTCTGCCTTTGCTGTAAGGGCAAACTTGTCGGAGTTATGCCAGCAGAAACAAATAGCGGTGTAATAAAACATTGCTAATTCAACCCGCTACGGCGGGTTTTCTTTTTTTGCTTCTGACAGAAAATTAACAATTTGTGCTCTTAAAGCGTTGATCATTTTCGCGCATGGGTATACTGTATAAAAACACAGTTTATGCAGTGGAGGCCATTATGAAAGTTGAACTCACCATTGATCGTACTAAAGAACTTCTAAAGGGAACTGTTCCGGCACTGGAGAAAGAATTGCTTAAAAGGTTGGGCAACCACTATGAGAACTGCAGCCTAAGCATACGACGTGCAGGCTCCGATGGTTTAAGTGTGTTTGGGGGTGACAAGGAAGATAAAAAGAAAATAGAGACTATCCTCCAGGAAACCTGGGAAAGTGCTGACGACTGGTTTTATTAATTATTTTGGGTGTTACTTTGATCCCGTTTGCATGGGGGAGTTTAAGTGAAAGAAAAAGTAGAATTACCCCAAAAAGGCTACGCAGTCATCAGATGTCACGATGGGGTCATCGTTGCCAGATTGCAATCATTTCCAGAATGTGAACGTGCCTTGATGTACCGGCGCGGCAGCATGGTGTCTTTCATGCCTCTTCAGGATGATGAAATTATTGGTACACCAACGTTGTTTACTCAGATGCTGGAAAGGGCTGGTTATCGCGTTACTCAGAATTCTGTTACACTCCCGTCATAGGCCTGAACAACCTATACCTGCTGCGCCACAGGAGAAAAGCCCCATGGTGCAAGATCAATTCAAGCAATCCCACATACTGACGTTAATCAACGCCAGCGATTTTCTTTTTGCCGCATCCAGAGGTGCGTTATGAAGAAAAGCTGGTTTCAACATACACAACTCACCACTGAGCAGGCTGACGAACTGGAAGCCAGCTATCACGCAAAGCAGATTAAGACCGAGCGTAGTCTGGATAATGACTTCATTCACTGGACGATCAGCGCGTTCTTGCCAGAAGTCTCTAAGCCTCCGCGTCAGGACAGAACATGGCAACAACGGATCTGGAGGTGAATGTGAAAGTCTACGATATCACCCCAATGGGCAAGCCCAGAATGACGCGCGCTGACAAATGGAAAAAACGCCCCGAGGTTCTGCGTTACCGGGCTTTCTGTGATGAAGTTCGTCTGCGGGGTGTTGAGCTGCCGGAAAGCGGTTCACATGTTACCTTCATTCTGCCGATGCCAGCGAGCTGGAGCAAAAAGAAACGGGCTGAGTTCAACGGTAAACCACACCAGGCTAAACCTGATTTTGACAATATGATGAAAGCCCTGATGGACGCTATTTACGAAAATGATGCTCATATATGGGATGCACGGGTATCAAAATTATGGGGAGAAACCGGGAGAATAATTATTGAGGAGCTAAAACCATGACGCCACGCAAACGCAGACTACAGCAGTCAGCATTTGAAAAAGCAGCAGCTGCGCCGCGTAAAAGCTGGCTGGGTAAATGCATTCTCCTGACGGGGATCCAGTCAGGATGGATTAAATCCCTTCTTACTACATGGGGCGAGGGTGTGGGAGGAAAAACTGCACCCCGTTTGCCGCGAAGTCATGCGTGCTGGAATGTTATTAAAGGACGAAACTGGTCAGATAAGGCACTGGAGAGATTCACTGTTGCTTTAAATCAGGCGAGAGAAGAGGGATTCCGTGGACAGCAGGCAATGAACAGGGCGCACAGCATTCTCTGGCCGCAGCCACCAGCCAGTGTAATTGATGAAGCCCTGCATAATGATGATGTCGATTTTGTTGAGCAATGCGTGCTGCGGGCGCTGGATATAAATGATCCGGTTTATGTTGTTGGTCTTCAGTATTACACCACCCGAAAAAAAATCTCAGACATAACCCGGGAACTGCAGGTGATTGCGCCATGGTTAACTGACGGGGAGGCGAGAAAGCGCGTGCGTTGGTGTCTGGAAATATTTAGAGCAAAGGTCTTTCTGGAAGCGCGCAAACTGTTATCTGAATAGACTAACTGAAATCAATTTTAGCTATTAGTGCTATTTTTTGGTAATGGTGTTGAAAACGGGCCAGAAAATCAGATAATCCATTCATGCTTGGCAGAGCTGCGCCACGATGGCAGCGACGAAAAGCGAACAATTTGAATATAACGAGAACCCCGCCAGCGCGGGGTTTTTGCTTTCCGGCGATACGACAGGGGTATTCGCGAACTTGCTACGGCAAAGTACCCCTGTCACATCGTCGGTCTAACCTTAGAAAAGATAAAAGCATGCCATTTCGCGGGCTTTATCATCTCTGGAGCCAGGTGTCGAAAATTAAAACAACACCTAATACGGTATATTTACCCTGACTTACCCAATTTTTCTGCAAAGGTATTTATCTTTGATAACACCATCAAAGAAACGCCCCTTGGATTTAGCCTCTAAAAAGGTATTGTAAATTTTGGCTGAAACTCCAATGTACTGATAAGTTCCAGAATTAGTAAATGCAATCTCCAGAATTTTTTCTGAAGGATAATAACCTATGGATTTTATTTTAGATGACATAACTATCTGATGGCGCATTTTACCTCCTTGTTGTTCTTTTTAATCGGTTCCTTATTGTACACCCGTAGATATTTTTCATGGGTAATTACATGAATGTTATGTCGATTGTTTTGACGCAGGGATGAGCCGAAGGTATGTTATTTTAGTGGTGAATCCCCCAGTGCGGCGGGGCGTCCGGTAAAGTCAATATCCCTTTGACGCAATATGCACGCGAGGCATGCTGTCCGGGGCAGTCTCACCGGGAGGCACCCGGCACCACACTCATTTCTTATAATGCTAAATTTCTAATCTCAGACTCGCTCATCCGAACGAGCCTGTTTCATTTTAGGCTCATGAGTTTCATTCAATTGAATATTACCTGATACAGTAATACTAGAACTGCAAGATAACCCCAGTATTGTATGTGGTAAAAAAATGTATTTGTCATCTTTCATCCCTCTGGTTCCATTTTGTTATGTTCCTTATGCAATAAATGAACCATTCTAGAGGTGAATAAAATCAATTTGTTATGATGGGCTTGTGACGTTAGATGCACTCCGGAAGTGCAATCGCACTAAAAAGAGGCTCATCAGTAGAGTTATTACATCGCACCTGATAATGCCATCTGAAGAGGCTATGGCCAGAACTAGCCCCGTGGATAGCAAACAATGAGTTGTGGTTTCTTGCAACGCTGCATAATCTGCCCCGCTCTATACTATCTGCTTAGTATCGCGGAGGAATGTATGAAGGAAGGGTATTACTGGATTCAGCATAACGGTGTTGTTCAGGTGGCGTATTACACGAACGACACTGTTGATGATCTGGAAACGGGTAAAACAATCACAGGTGTCTGGCATCTGACCAGAGGCGATGACATATGCCATAACGGTGAAGCAGAGGTGTTAGAAGGTCCTCTCACCCCACCTATGTAAACAATCCTACTTACTTTGAGGCTGCCGCATGGTGGCCTTTTTCATTTCAGGCTCACGGGAATCATCCGCTACGTGCTTTGTTGATAAATCCAGCCCGTGAAGCCTGAGCCTATTTCCCCTCATTCCTGAGAGGACTCACAGCTATTAAGAGGGGGCTAAATGTCCGATCCGATTTCCGGTACTGGGCTGGCTGGTAGTGTCCTGACGGGGGCCAGCGTCTATGGATTTCTGTCCGGAACCGATTACGGCGTGGTGTTTGGCGCATTTGCCGGAGCTGTGTTTTACGTGGACACAGCCGTATATATCATATTATGGGTTACTCCAGATTAAAGCCTCTGGCTGTCGCCCTCGATATATAGAATCCTATTACCGACCCTACTCCTCCAAAAATGAATTCGACTAAGCGTAGATCCATTCCGTACGTCTCATGGAATGACAGCCCAATTTTTAAAATTGACATAACAGTAACTCCAAACACCCAAAGAAAAGAACAAATCGCGAATAATTTATAGAATTTATTTTTCATACCGCCTCCTGTTTCTTTTCAAAATACACAAATTTCAGGCTCACTGGTATCACTCCCTTCGTGCTTTGATGAAAATCACAGCCTGTGAAGCCTGATCTTTTCATCACATACAGCGCCATCCGAAAAATCGGAGGTGAGGCTATGACCAGAATGAGCACCATTTACAGCAGACTTTCATATGGATCAGGAACCACGCTTGCCGGCTGCGGTGTATCAGCGAAGGCATATGCCGAAACAGCTAAAACAGCAAAAGAGGTGTCCTGGATGTTGGCCGACAGAATTGCAGGGTTAAGCCTGAGCGACTGGGCAATTATTGTCGGTATCGCATGCACCGTTATTACCTGTGCAGTGAACTGGTATTTCCGCTGGAAAGAACGGGAGGATCGTCGCAATGGCTATGCCACAAAAGCTGAAGAATAAACTGAGCGCAGCTGTCGTTGGGTTAATTCTTGCCGGGGCTTCCGCACCCGTGATTCTCGATCAGTTTCTGGATGAGAAAGAGGGTAACAGCCTGACGGCGTATCGTGACGGCGGCGGAATCTGGACCATTTGCCGTGGCGCCACGATGGTTGATGGTAAGCCAGTAGTTCAGGGCATGAGGCTTTCTGCTGAGAAATGTGCCCAGGTAAACTCCATAGAACGCGACAAGGCGCTGGCGTGGGCTGAGCAAAATATCAAGGTACCACTGACCGAACCACAGAAAGCCGGGATCGCGTCTTTCTGCCCATATAACATCGGCCCCGGAAAATGTTTCCCGTCCACGTTCTATAAGCGAATTAATGCTGGCGACCGTAAAGGAGCTTGTGAAGCGATCCGCTGGTGGATTAAAGACGGGAGTCGCGATTGTCGCCTGACCAAAGGCCAGAAAAATGGCTGCTATGGCCAGGTAGAACGACGAGACCAGGAAAGCGCACTGACGTGCTGGGGGATAGACCAGTGAGTCTGCGCTATCAGTTCATTGCCATTTCGGTACTGGTGGCCGTCGCATTTATCGCCGGAAACGAGTGGAGTAACCGCGGTTGGGAAAAAAAGTGGGCGGAACGTGATAGCGCGGAATCATCGCAAACAGCGAACGCGCAGACCGCCGCCCGCATGATTGAACAAGGGCGAATTATTGCCCGTGATGAGGCTGTAAAAGATGCACAAGCACAAGCCGCTAAATCTGCTTCCACTGCTGCTGGCCTGTCTGCCACTATTAGTCAGTTGCGCACCGAAGCAACAAAGCTTGCCGCCCGCCTGGACGCCGCAAAGCGCACCTCAGATCTTGCCGCTGCCGTTAGAAGCAAAACAGCCGGAGCCGACGCCGCAGTGCTCGCCGACATGCTCGGACGCCTTGCAGAAGAAGCTCGATATTATGCTGAGCGATCTGACGAAAGCTACCGGGCTGGAATGACATGTGAGCGCGTTTACGACTCGGTGAGACAGTCGAATAACAACAGGGTTACACGATGAACGTAGAAAACCTCAGTGAAGCGTATTACCTCAATAACAATATAAAAGAACTACAGCGACAGAAAGATATTCTGGAAAGTGGTTCTGGGCTAGGTGTGACAATCCAGTCTACCTATCAGGATAATGCCTTTCTTGAGGCGATACGCCCACATGCAGCGGCTGCACTTGACCGCCGTATTGAGGATAAGAAAAAAAAGCTCTCTGATCTAAGTGTCACTTTCTCTTAACTATTTGACTCATATCATTGTTTATACGCATCATCAAATAATTAGTTGAAATAGTGCACAGTAAACTCCATATGGATTCAGTACCCATGCGCCTAATGGGTTTTTAACAAGGATATCCTATGAAACAAGAGTATAAATTGCCGCCTTTGCCGGAAAACATGCGTTATAGTGCCGAAGTGGCAATTGATTTTGAAACTCCAAACCGTTTTGATGCTCCTGAAGGAATGGTTATAAAAGCTCTCGATGTAGAAAAGAAAATTGCATACTGTGTTGCTTTTCAAATGTACAGTGAAGAACAAGATATGTGGGTGACTGTACGTATCCCTACAGTAGATTAATAGGTTTTTACATCATTCTAGCCTCGCAATAGCGGGGCTTTTTATTACCAGAAGAAGGAAATACCATGTTTACCGTTAGGACCATTATCAACGGCGTGACCCAAATCTGTGAACATCGGATCATACGCATTTGAGAGGATTTGAATCATGAAGCAGGGTTGCCACACTCATTTTATCCCTGACTTTAAGTCAGGCAGTTTTGACACCAAAAAATTCACCTTTAGCGTTGAGGCTTTCAGTCAGGAAGAAGCGCTGCAAAAATTGTCTGAAGCAATTAGTGCAGCGCGTGAATCCGGCCTTCAGTTCAGAGAGCCGCCTATAACGATAGGTGGTGTTACGGCTAATTATTTTTATCCATATCGTCCTCATTGCGGAATGATTGGTCCGCATTGGGATGAGTAATTAAGCTACTTTAGGCCCGATAGTTGTAGGAAGTGGAATAACGATTTCCCAAAATGGCTCGTAACCATCTGCGTTGATTGTTTCTCCAGACCAGTATTTGTAAAGACGCTGATAAAATTCATTCATGTTGCATTGAACGCTGAAAATGTTCATGTCTCCCCGATGATAGTTTTCTGTAGTCACTTCAAAAATTGGGGTTGAGCGACGAGACAAAGAACTTCCCCGGAAGTGTTTAACATCATCTAAGTCTTCACATGCGAACATCGACTGTAATCTGGAAGGTTTCTCAGAGAATTTATCTTTCCTTATCAATTCCAGAGCCAGTTCGATAGATTGCCCATAGGGATTGTCTGGCGCATTAAAGGCGTTGTGTAGCGAATACGTCAGGCCATGCTGAGATACTCCCTTTGTAAATAATTCATCATTAAGCAGCGGTGGTCCTTCCAGGGGAACCAGTTCAAAACTGTTTCCTTCCTGCAGTAAGCCACGCCTGTCGAGTGTGTAAAAAGTTGGCATAACAATATTCCTTATCTACTTGTTTTCAACATGCAACTTTCTACTCCGCACAAGCGAAAGGCTCAAGCTATATCGGAGCAATAAATGCAATTGATAATTACTACCATTTTCGCGGGTCCTCCCGGCGATTCTGAACACCGAGGGGGCGAGGACACGCGGAAAACGGCTGGTTTTTTGCATTTTATCGGCATCATCATCATTCCCTTAACTTGTTGATATTTCAGTCGTGAAATTATTCACGATGTCGAAATGGTTAAATATTGTTCATCATCATGGATAACGAACTGAAAAACCTTCGCCTCAATATCAATCAGCTGGCAGCAGTAACCGATCTTCATCGTCAGACGATCGCAAGCAGGCTGAATAACGTTGAGCCTGCTCCGGGCAGCAATTCTCGTCTCAAGCTTTATTCTGTTGTCGATATTCTCCGGGAACTGCTGGGCCGGACCACGGCACCCGAACTGGTGGATATCGATAAGATGTTACCGCCGGATCGTAAGGCATGGTTTCAGTCTGAACGCGAGAGGCTTAAATTCCAGCAGGAAACAGGTGAGTTAATTCCGGCATCGACAGTGACCCGAGAATTTTCATCGATGGCAAAAGCCGTCGTTCAGGTGCTGGAAACGCTGCCGGATATTCTTGAACGTGATTGCGCGATGACGCCTGCAGCTGTCGTTCGGGTGCAAAAAGTCATTGATGACCTGCGGGATCAGATAGCCCTGAAAGTTGAGCAGGCAGATACACCGGAACAGGAGGACAGTTCGCCAGAAGAGGAGTAAGCCATGCGACAGGCCACGGCGGCGGAGCTAAGAAAAAACACTGCCGGGATCATCAGAGCACCGCGCCGAATGCCTGTAGCCGAAGCCGTACATAAATATATGCGTGTTCCGGTCGGCGTGGGTAACTCCGTTGAGTGGGATCCTAATCTTGCCCCTTATGTTGTGGAGCCGATGAACTGCCTGGCATCACGCGAATATGATGCTGTCATTTTTGTTGGCCCTGCCCGAACGGGTAAAACCATTGGTCTGATTGATGGCTGGGTGGTGTACAACGTTGTCTGCGATCCGTCTGACATGCTCATCATTCAGATGACGGAAGAGAAAGCGCGCGAACACTCCAAAAAACGTCTGGCCCGAACATTTCGTGTCAGCCCGGAGGTGGCATGCCGGCTGAGTCCCTCACGCAATGACAACAACGTGCATGACCGGACTTTCCTTGCCGGGAACTACCTGAAGATAGGCTGGCCGTCTATCAACATCATGTCATCCTCAGATTTTAAGTGTGTGGCGCTGACGGATTACGATCGCTTCCCGGAAGATATCGACGGGGAAGGGGACGGATTTTCGCTTGCTTCAAAACGTACCACCACCTTTATGTCGGCAGGGATGACGCTGGTCGAGAGTTCACCGGGCAGGGAAATCACCAATACGAAGTGGCGGAGAAAGTCACCTCACGAAGCCCCTCCCACGACCGGGATCCTGTCTTTATATAACCGCGGCGATCGTCGCCGCTGGTACTGGCCATGTCCACATTGCGGGGAATACTTTCAACCAGCCATGGAGGCGATGACAGGCTACCGGGAAACGTCTGACCCGGTAAAGGCCAGTGAAGCGGCGCATATTGATTGTCCGCATTGTAGCGGCATGATTACCGCCGACAGGAAGCGGGAACTGAACGGAAAGGGTGTCTGGTTGAGAGAGGGACAGACTATCGACCGTGAGGGCAACATCACCGGAGAAGCCCGACGCTCGCGCATTGCCTCGTTCTGGATGGAGGGACCAGCGGCGGCATACCAGACATGGGCGCAACTGGTCTACAAATTACTGACGGCGGAACAGGACTATGAGGCCACTGGAAGCGAAGAAACGCTCAAGACGGTAATTAATACTGACTGGGGGCTTCCTTATCTTCCCCGTGCAGCCAGTGAGCAGCGACGTGCTGACGTGTTGATGCTGCGGGCAGAAGATTATGGCAAACGACTTGTGCCGCCGAAAGTCCGTTTTCTTCTGGCGTCGGTGGATGTGCAGGGCGGGAAGAAGCGCCGTTTTGTCGTCCAGATCATCGGGTACGGTGAAAACGGCGAACGCTGGCTGGTGGACCGCTATAACATCCGCCAGTCCCTGCGTTGTGATGAAAATGGTGAGGCACAGCAGGTGCATCCCGGATCCTATCCGGAAGACTGGCAACTGCTCATCACGGATGTCCTCGAAAAAACCTATGCATTGCAGTCAGACCCTTCACGACGGATGCCCATTCTTGCAATGGCTGTCGACAGCGGCGGGGAAGATGGGGTAACGGATAACGCCTATAAATTCTGGCGCCAGTGTCGTCGTGACGGACTGGGTAAACGGGTTTACCTGATAAAAGGTGACAGCACCCGACGCCAGAAAATCATTACCAAAACGCACCCTGACAACACAGGCCGAAGCGATCGCCGGGCGGATGCGCGTGGTGAGGTTCCGGTATATCTGTTGCAGACAGACCTGCTGAAAGATCAGCTCAGTAACAACCTTGAGCGTGAAACACCCGGTGCCGGGTATATCCATTTTCCTGACTGGCTGGGGGAGTGGTTCTACGAAGAACTGACCTACGAAGAACGCGGTACGGACGGAAAATGGCGCAAACCTGGAAAAGGTAATAACGAAGCCTTTGACCTTTTCTGTTATGCCCACGCCGTCGCTGTCCTGCGTGGCTATGAAAAAATCCGGGACTGGGAACAGCCCCCGGCATGGGCTGCCGCTCAGGAGAGTAATTCAAACATCATTGACGGGGAGCGCCCCAGGGAGATTGCTGTGAAAAAAGCGGTACCTGTACGTTCGTCTCCTGTTTCTGTAACTGAACAGCCCAGCCCGCTTTCTGGTGGCTGGCTGGGTGTCAGTGACAACGGAGGCTGGCTGTGACGAAATCAGAAATTCAGCAGATGCTGGTAACAGTACGCCAGGCATACCGTGATTCCCTGGACGGGAAAAGTGTGTCTTTTACGGGCGTAAATGGTCGCGCCATAACTAACCATGATCCCGTGGCGCTTCGTAGAGAGCTGGAATACTGGGAAAAACGCTGGGTTGCCGTGAACCGTCGCGGTGGATCTTTCAAACTCGCCAGATTTAATTAAGGTCTTTCATGGGTATTTTCGACAGAGCACTTGGTGCAATTGCGCCAGGGTGGGCAGTCGCGCGCGCCAGAAACAAAATGCTGTTGCAGGCATACGATGCGGCGCAGCCTTCCCGGCTTAATAAAACGAAGCGCGAGAGCCGCGCGGCTGACACTGCTGTTGGGGTTGCAGGTGTATCACTGCGCGAGCAGGCGCGGGCGCTGGATGAAGACCATGACATTGTAATTGGTCTGCTGGATAAGCTCGAGGAGCGGGTGATTGGTGCCCAGGGGATTCAGGTTGAACCGCAGCCACTGGGGCTGAACGGAAAACTGCATGAAGAATTTGCGGCAAAGATTTCCGCGCTCTGGTCCGAATGGTCGGTTCGCCCGGAAGTGACCGGGATGTTTACCCGCCCGGAAGCGGAACGGCTGGCACTGCGTTCCGCACTGCGTGATGGTGAAATTTTTACCCAGCTTGTGAGAGGGCCGGTTGCTGGTCTGACTCACTCGACCAGTGTGCCGTTTTCTCTGGAGTTGCTCGAGGCTGACTTTGTGCCGATGAACCTGAACAGCACCTCGGGGCAGCAGATCCGTCAGGGTATTATTGTGAATAACTGGGGCCGTCCGACAGGCTACCGGGTTTATAAATTCCATCCGGCCAACATGACGCGTTTTAGCGCAGAACTGAAAACTGTTGCTGCTGAGAATATGCTGCATCTCGCGCAGCGAAAACGTCTTCATCAGTTACGCGGAGTGAGTCTGTTACACGGCGTGATCCGCCGCCTTGGCGACATTAAGGATTACGAAGAGAGTGAGCGCGTGGCCGCAAGAATCGCTGCTGCGCTGGGCTTTTATATCAAGAGAGGTGATGCCGCTACTTTCCCTCACGAAGACGACTGGAAGCCGTCAGAAAATAAATACCGCTATTTTGATATCGCACCCGGGATGATTTTTGACGATCTGGCACCGGGCGAAGATCTGGGCATGGTGGAATCCAATCGTCCGAATGTCCATCTTCATGAGTTTCGCAACGGGCAATTACGTGCTGTTGCCGCCGGAAGCCGGGGAAGCTATTCCAGCATTGCCCGTGACTACAATGGCACATACAGCGCCCAGCGCCAGGAACTGGTGGAAAGCTATGAAGGCTATAACGTACTGCAGCAATGGTTTGTTGGCCAGCACAGTCGCCCGGTATACCGCGCCTGGCTGGCGATGGCGCTGTTAACGACAGATATCCCACCGGATGTGGATCGAACAACCCTCTTTAATGCGACCTATCTTGGCCCGGTTATGCCGTGGATTGACCCTGTAAAAGAGGCAATGGCCTGGCGGGGAATTGTGCGCGGTGGTGCGGGAACTGAAGCGGAATGGATCCGTGCCCGTGGGCAATCCCCCCAGGAGGTGAAGCGCCAGCGTATGCGTGAAACCGAATTCAACCGAGAAAACGGGCTGGTGTTCGACTCAGACGCCGCCAACGATAAAGGAGTGCTCCCTGATGCAGCAAATGATAAGCCCGCCCCGTCACGGGACGATGATTAACCCCCGCGCCAGTGTGGCTGGTATCGATGCCGCAAACGGTCAGTGCTGGTATGAGATACGCGCCCTGGCTGCAGGGCGTGTGGAAATATTTCTCTATGACGTGATCGGCGGCTGGGGGATTACCGCTCAACAGTTCGTCTCCGACTGTAAGGAAGCTGGGGTATTTGAGGCCAGCTCCGTCGATCTGCATATCCACAGTCCGGGCGGCGATGTGATGCAGGGATTTGCCATCTTTAACACCTTGTCCCGTCTGAAAGCGAAGCTGGATATCTGGGTGGACGGCGTGGCTGCAAGTATGGCTTCAATGATTGTCTGCCTGCCCGGTGCCACGGTGCATATGCCGGAAAACGCCTGGCTGATGGTTCACAAGCCGTGGGGCGGGATCGCCGGGGATTCCGATGATATGCGTGATTACGCTGCCTGGCTTGATCGTAATGAAGCGCTGATGCTCAGTGCCTACATGAACAAGACCGGGCTGGGGCAGGAAGAACTGGAGGCGATGCTGAAAGCTGAGACCTGGCTTAATGGCGCGGAGGCGGTGGAAAAAGGTTTCGCTGACACGCTTGAACCAGAACTGCAGGCCGCGGCCTGTGTGAATCAAAATAAACTGAAGGATTACCAGAATATGCCAGAACAGATTAAAAACCTTTTTGGGCCGCGTGCCGAAGCCCCTGCAAGTCAGCCGCAACCCGCACAAAACCCGGCGCCGCAGGCCGCAAATAACCCACCGGCACAGCAACCCACCCAGCAACCGCTGGCAGGAAATATCGACATTACCGCGCTGGCCGCCCAGCTCCAGCAGCAGATGCAGGCGGCGAATACTGAACGAGTCAGCGCAGTTTCCGCTGTGTTTGATGCGTTTCCTGCTTTCGGCTCGCTGAAAGCAGAATGTATCACGGATATTTCCTGCTCAGCGGAACAGGCCCGTACCAAATTGCTCAATGCGCTGGCGGCAGGGACTACCCCGAGTGCCGGACCGGGTGCAGTTCACATCCATGCGGGTAACGGGAACATTGTTGGTGATTCCATTCGTGCGGCGGTAATGAACCGTGCGGGCTATGCGCAGGCGGAAAAAGATAACGCCTACAACGGGTATACCCTGCGTGAGCTGGCGCGCGCCTCGCTGGTGGATCGTGGTATCGGTATTTCTGGTGTCGGTACCGCACAGGCGATGGTCGGGTTGGCGTTCACCCACAGCAGCAGCGATTTCGGCAATATCCTGATGGATGTGGCGCATAAGGCTGCATTGCTTGGCTGGGATGAGGCCAGCGAAACATTCGAACAGTGGACCCGTAAAGGCACGCTGACCGATTTCAAAACCGCGCACCGCGTTGGTCTGGAATCACTTGCATCGCTGCGTAAGGTTCGCGCCGGGGCGGAATATAAATATGTCACCATTAAGGATCGTGGTGAGCCGATTGCACTGGCCACCTATGGTGAGCTTTTCAGCATTGACCGCCAGACTATCATCAACGACGACCTGGATATGCTGACGCGTATCCCGCAGGCAATGGGGCTTGCTGCGCGAGCCACTGTCGGCGATCTGGTCTGGGCGGTACTGACCAGCAACCCGAAAATGTCGGACGGTAAGCTGTTGTTCCACGCCGATCATGGCAACCTTGTTGCAGCCGATCTGAGTATTGAAGGGCTGGATACTGCGCGTAAGGCAATGCTGCTGCAAAAATCCGGCGATCGTCGTCTGAATATTCGTCCGGCCTACATGCTGACGCCAGTGGCAATTGAGTCACGGGCAAACCAACTGATTAAGTCCGCCAGCGTACCGGGCGCTGACGCGAACAGCGGGATCGTTAACCCGATCCAGAACTTTGTGACAGTGGCTTCTGAGGCCCGCCTGGATGACAGCAGCCCGACCGATTATTACCTGACTGCTGCGCAGGGGCGCGACACCATTGAAGTGGCCTATCTGGACGGTATCGACACGCCATATCTGGAACAGCAGCAGGGCTTCACTGTGGACGGCGCCGCATTCAAGGTGCGCATTGATGCGGGTGTGGCCCCGCTCGACTGGCGCGGGCTGGTTAAAGTCACCAAAAAATAACGACCGCCGCCTGGCGGTTTTTTTATCCCTGAAGGCGGCGCTGGTCGCCTTTTCCTTTTATGGAGAAAAAACATGGCGAATAACTATCAGCAGGACGGTACCACACTGGATTATCACAATGCGGGTGTTGATGCCGTTTCATCCGGTGCGCTGGTGGCGGTCGGCGGAATTGCCGGGGTGGCACACAACGATATTCCTGCTGGCGAGTGGGGAACACTGCATATGGCCGGTGTTTTTGTGCTGCCTAAAGCGGCAGAAGAAATTGCGGCAGGCCAGAAACTGTATCTGGTTGGCAGCAAGCTGACGGTGGCAAAAGGCGATGATGCAACGCCAAACCCGGTTGTTGGTTCCGCCTGGGGAGCAGCTGAGGCGGATGATACTGATGTTGCCGTCCGCCTGGGGTTCTGATGAGCCGGTTCCGGGAACGTTTGGCTAAAGCAGATGCCCGGATTAACCGGGCGTTTGCCGAAGAAGTCCCTGCATGCCTGCAAACGGGTGAAGGCCCGCGTCTGGTGACCGTGATTTTTGAATCACCGGATGCGCTGTCGGGTGTACCGGGCGGTGGGGAAATTCAGAACCATTCCCCGGCGTTCAGTGCAATGACTGCGGATATTTCCGGTCTCGAAAAACATGACGGTGTGGTGATCAACACCATCCCTTACCGGGTGACACATATCGGCGCGGATGAAGAAGGGCGGACCCGCGTCACGCTGGTATATGGGGAACCCGGCAAAACACAGCCTCAGATCGATAAATGGAGCTGATATGGCGCGGGAGTCTCGACTGCGACGGGATTTACCCGTCGATATTGATGTGGATGTTATCTGGCGAATTGCGGACAGTATCGGTGCGACGCAAAAACAGTTCCGTGCAGCATACTCGCGCGCGCTCAGGCGTACTGCCGCCACGCTGCGAAAGAAAGCGATGGCGGATCTGAAAGACGGGCTGGCCCCACGCAGTATGGATCTGGTCCGGCGCCGTCTGCTGTCTTTTCGCCTGGACAGGGGATCGCAACTGGATAACTTCCGGCTCTGGTTCGGGCTGAATGCCATTAAGGTGAAAGACCTTAAAGGACGAATCAACGGGCGGCTGCGACCACACCATACCCGGCGTGACCGCAACACAGGGCGTTTTATTAAAGCACGCCGCCAGGCAGATAACGCCGGATTTTCCCCGAAAGGTAATCAGCTGAGCGAACGGTCGTTTGAAAACGGGGAGGTATTCCGTTCAAAACGGGATAATCGCCGGACGGTGGTTATTCGCGATCCCCTGACCCGCCGGACACGCGAAGCAGAAATTGATATCTACGAACCGATGCTGAACTACATCGAGGACAACGCATTTGCGGAAGCGATGGAAATTTTTATGCATCACTTTGAAACCGACATTCGCGGGCGCGTAAAAGCCCGTATTTCTGTCTGAGGTAACGAACGATGGCCGAGCCACTGTTGCTGGGGCGGTATCACGATGCTGTGACTGACGCATTAAAAAAAATCGGATGGGTGCGTGATGCCGGTGCGTATCCGGAACGAAATGTTCCCCGCTTTTCAGACCTGACCACGCCCGCGGTGTATTTCTCGATTAACAGCTGGGAACAGGGTGGAGGTAATGAGGGGCAACTGAGCGTTAATTTAACCTGTGATCTCTTCGTGGTGGTGGATGCCGCCGGATCGGGTGTGAGTCAACCTGAGATTTTTGTCAGAACCGCTGCGGCCGATATTACCCAGTGGATTGACGGGCAGCAGTTTGGTCTGGGCCATATTGAGCCTGCGGTATTCACCACGGCTGAACGTGATGAGTTTGATCCGCGAATGGATGATTATCTGGTCTGGCGTATTTCATTTACCCAGGCGGCTGCATTTGGTACTGACCCCTTTGCACACAATGGCATGCCTCTGCAGCAGACCTGGCTGGGTGCTGCACCTGATACTGGCCGTAATCACGTGGATGACTATCATCTTATCTGGGAGGCTCAGCCCGATGAGTGATATAGAAGGCGACCTGCAGCGCAGACTGGCGAACCTTGTCCGGCGCGGTGTTATCCATTCCGTCAGGCACGATCGCATCCCAAAATGCCGGGTGGATTTGGGGGATATCATCACGACCTGGCTACCGTTGTGCCAGGGGTTTTCAGGAACTAACCGTGCTGATTCAAATCCTTATGCCGTGGGGGATGCGGTTACGGTCCTGTCCGAAGCCGGAGAGCTCAACAATGGGCGAGTGTTTCCCGGCTGGAACACGGGAAAGCTGCCTGTGCCGGAAGGGAGTGACAGCGAGCACATTACCCGTTACAGCGACGGGACCGAGATCCGTTATGACAGGAGCGCGCATGCCCTGACGATTACGCTGGCTGATAGCGGAACCTACAAAATTGTCGGTAAAGGCACGCTGGATGGTCCGGTTGAAATTACGGATACCCTGACAGTCCAGGGCAAAACCCAGATTAATGCTGACACGTCGGTTGCAGGGAATATCGGGGCGTCAAAGGAGATAACGGATAAATCCGGCAGCATGAGCAAGATACGTGAAGTATTTAACAACCACGATCACCGCGGCGACAGCGGCGGGCTCACCGATAAACCTAATCAGAAAATGTGACCTGCTGCGGCAGGTTTTTTTATGCCTGGAGAAAAAACATGTCTCAGTTACATGGCGTTGAAACTATTGAACTCACCTCGGGTACGGTAGCGGTTACCACGATCCAGACCGCCATTATCGGCCTGGTGGGAACGGCACCTGATGCGTCGGGGGGAACAGCCGCATCGGGATCATCCGGTACACCCATTCTCGATAACGTTATCGACTTCACTGCAACCATTAAGGGGCGGGAAGGCAATGTCATCAATGTAGCTGCGCTGGCCGGACAGCCGGCAGCTGAAAATCCTGCTGCGGTTGTGACGTCAGCGAGCTGGGATCCTGAATCGCTGACACTGAACATTACGCTGGGTTGTGATGAACACGGTGTTATCACGGCTAAACCCGGAGACATTGCTGAGGCTGTCGGTGGTGTTGATGGCGTAAAAATCAGTGCGAGCGGGCGCGGTGACGGGATTGTCCAGCCCTTCAGCCTGCAATTAGCGGGGGGTGAAGATGAACCCTTTCCACTCAATACGCCAGTGGCGGTCGTCGGCACCACGCTGTTATCCCGCCTGGGTGAAAAAGGTACGCTTAAACAGGCACTGACAGACATTAACGATCAGCGTAATGCGCTGACGGTGGTGGTGCGTGTGACAGATGAAAACGATGTGGCAAAACGACGCGCTGCGGTACTGAAGGGGATCGGAACCCTGTCTTCAGCGAAATCTGTTACCACGTACCAGCCGCGTATTGTGATAGCGCCGGGATTCAGTGAGGACGATGCGGTTGGTAAGGGGCTGGAAACCGTGGCCGGGAAATTGCGCGCCGTTGCCTATGTTGACTGCGCCTCCGGTGCGACGCTGCAGGAAGTGGTACAGCGTCGCCAGTCCTATGGCGCACGAACTGAACTGTTGCGCCCGCGGGTCCAGGCGAGCGATGCAGATGGCCAGCTGGTTTATCGCCCTTACTCTGCGTTTGCTGCCGGGTTACGCGCCCGCATCGACTTTGAAAAAGGCTGGTGGTGGAGCAAGTCGAACCAGGACATCAATAACATCCTCGGTGTTGAGCAGATCGATGAATTTATCCTCGGGGATGAGAACTGCGATGCAAACCTGCTCAATATGCAGAACGTGTCCACCATTATCCGCCGGGCGGGTTTTAAACACTGGGGTAACCGCCTGTGTGCTACCAATCCACAGTGGCGTTTTGAATCTGTCCGCCGTACTGCTGATGTTATTGAGGACAGCATTCAGGAAACCATGCTGGAGTATGTTGACCGCCCACTGGACCGGGAAAATGCGGATGACATTATCGGTACCATCAATGCCTATATGCGGCAACTGGTCGGTCTTGGCGCCATATTCGGTGGGCGGGCATGGCTGGATGAAGAACTGAACACCGCGGAAACCATGGCGTCGGGTGTCCTGTACATCAACTATGACTTTGGTCCGAAATCGCCGACTGAACTTATCAGCCTGCGCGTCCGGGTGAACAATAACTATGCGCTTGAGGAGATGCTTGCAGCATGAGCGATAAAAACACACTACGCGTCTGGACCTTCTTCCGGCAGGGGATCCGTATTCAGGGGGCGCATGAATTTACGCCGCCGTCTCTGGCTATTGTTAAAACGGATTTGCGTACCGGCGCACAGGATGCGCCCACCCCGGTTGATGACGGCATGGAAGCACTGACCTGTCAGGTTAAATTTTATGGGATAGATACGGATATGCTGGCCAGCTTTGGTTTTGTCAGCGGCAGCCGTTCACGCTTTACGGCTTATCAGGGCTATCTCGGTAACGGCACTGCACGCGGTACGGTTGAGGAAATTGAGGGGTTTGTACAGACCGTCACGCCGGATGCGCGCAGTAAGGACACGCTTTCCGAAAATGCCGTGACGGTTGATATTGCTGTCAGCTACTACCGTCAGTCACTGGACGGGCGCGAACTGTTCGCCATTGATACAGAGCGTTTCGCCCGCCGGGTGAATGGCGTGGATGTGCTTTCTGGCCTGGCTGCCAAAGTGCGTCTCTGATTTTACTGTTATCCCACCACTGTAACGGCCTGCGGGCCGTTTTTTTATGGAGCACCCTATGAGCTTTCCTGGTGAAACCCGCGTTATAAAACTGTATTCCCCTGTATCACTTGATAGCGGGGTTGTGATCGATGAAGTCACCATGCGAGAACCACTGGTTCGCGATCGCATCACTCATGCCAAAGACCGCGGCAACGAAGAAGAGAAAGAAGCCCGCATGATTGCGCTGCTGTGCAATCTCAGTGAACAGGATCTCTGGCTGATGACGGCGGCAGATTATTCACAGCTGCTGGATGCCTTTAACGTTTTTATGCTCCCGCCCGCGAAGCGACCGAAGGCGGGCTCCTCCGGGCAATAAGATTTCTGGGGCGGCGGCTGCATTTTCCGATGGCGGAATACCTTGATATGCCGTTCAGCACTTTCTCTGATTTTTTGACTGACGAACTGGAGACGATAAACCATGGGCGGAATAAGCCAGAACCTTAAGGCCGTCATTACCTTTGGCGGAAACCTGGATAATTCATGGAAACGATCTGCAGATGGTCTGCAAAAAAGCCTGAAAGATGTCGGAAAGCAGTCTGAACGACTGACAAAAGACCAGACCAGACTGGCAGCAGAAATCAAGCGCGCCAAACTGGCCGGTGAAAGCCTGGGGGATTTGAAGCGCCGCTATACCGATGTTTCCAGGGAAATCCGCAAAACGGAGGCGGAGCAGCAGAAACTGAATGTACAGATGCAAAAAGCACAGCGCATTCAGGCGTTCAAGGGAGCCGGTAAAGGTCTGTTCCGGCGCGGCTTGGGGATCGCCGGGCAGGTGGGCGGGATGTTTGGATCCGGGCTGGCTATTGGCGGTGGCGGTGTGGTGGCTTCAGCACTTGGCACACTGATAGCGCCAGCTGCCACCAATGCTGAAACGGCAACCCGCACTAATGTCGCAAAAAGTTACGGCGTGGACGTGGCCACGTTTAATGCCTGGGATTCTCTGGCGAAGCAGTACGACATGAATGCGGAAAACATTGGCGATCTCTTTGAAGAGTATCTGCACAAATCCGGGGAGTATAAACAGAACGGTAAGCAGGGCTCGCTGCAGGATGCGTTTGAAACGCTCGGGTTCAAAGCGGGGGATTTTGCCGGGCTCAGCGATATGGCGCAGTTCGACAAAATTGTTGAACGGGCGCTCAGCCTTCAGGACGAGTCAAAAGCCTCCTTTGCCCTGGATTCTCTTTTTGGCGGGGAAGCGAGCAAACTGCTGATGCTTATCAAGCAGTCTGGCCGAAGCTACCGTGACCTGATGGACGAGCAGCGGCGCTACAACCTCGTGACCAAAGAGGGGGCTGATGGTGCGGTTGCGGGTAATCAGGCTATCAATAATCTCCGCACTGTTTTTTCTTCTGCGGTCGCAGAAATTTCCGGGCAACTGGGAAATGAGCTTGCGCCTGATATCCGTAATCTGACGAATGATCTTGCCGACTGGTTCAAAGGTGGCGGGATAAAACGCATTGTGACTTTCCTGCGAAACGACCTTTATCCCGGTGTTCTGTCGTTCGGACAGGGGGTGGTTTTTGTCGGCAAAATTATTTACGCGCTGGCTAAAAAACTGTCCTGGTTGCTGCCTGATGAACGAAATGATCAGCGCGATGTACTCAAAACACTGGCTGGTAACGGAATGAATATGGCTCGCCTCAGAGCTGAGCAGACAGGCCAGGGAGAATGGTTTACGCAGCAACTGGCAATTCATCCTGACTTGCCAGAAAAAGTAAAAGAGTCATGGAACGATACCCGCGGATGGTTCGGTCCTGACAGCGACGATGAGGCGTTTAACAAATCGCTTGATAAATACCTGTCACCGGAAGACGGCGATTCGCTTTTAAACTGGAATGCGGCGCTACAGCAAAACAAGGACCATGTAGCGCAAACCGTTAAAGAGGACCCGCAAAGCATTGCCGGAGCCTGGGATAATTACGCGCATGAGCCGGTAACGTCTGCCAGTCAGTGGAAAAGAGAGCCATCAGGGCTGACGGACAGCCAGGGGGAAGGAGAAAGCGCCCGCGCAGGGGATAAGTATCCGAATGATCCCCTTCTTCCCGTCGTGCAGCAGGACAGGAATGTTACGACAACAGACAGATCACCTGCTGAGCCGGTCATTTTGAAAGACGAGAGCACGGGCGGTTACTGGGAAAGCCTGCTTCAAAAAATGGATGTACTGGATAAGCAGCCGCCATCACGGCAGATAACTGATAACCGCAAATTTGAATACCATTTCGAAATTAATGCTGCGCCGGGACAGGATGAGAAAGCCATTGCCGATGAAGTGACCACGGTGACGAAAAACAATTCTGCCTTTAATGGTGATAACAGCCTTCTGGATGGGGGACTTGTCTGGTGAGTGAAATTATCCCGATATTTGAAGATTCCGGCCAGCGCAGTGCAGGCGCATTACGGGGTGGGCAGGAAGCCCGCGTGATGATGATGCTGGGGAATTTCGCCTTTTCGATTGATACAGCGGCTTATCATCAGCTCACCCGTGAGGCCAGCTGGCGCTGGAGTGAACAGGAACGCATCGGCAAGCAGGACCTTCTTCAGTACACCGGAAAGCCCGGGCGTACTGTCAGGCTCGAAGGGCAGTCTCACGCCTTTTTCCGAAAAGGGGTGGAAGGGGTCAATGATTTATTTGATCTTGCCGATCAGGCGAAACCGCAGCAGCTTGTCAGCGGAGAAGGCGATGTGCTGGGGTGGTGGGTGGTGACCGACTTTTCAGACACGACGAGTAAGTTTTTACCGGGTGGCGGTCACCGAAATAAAAACTGGACGATGACGCTAAAACACTATGCCGACGATCTATCAAACCCGTGACGGAGATGTACTGGATGCAATCTGTGCCGTGCATTACGGTACTGAAAATCTTTCAGACTCAGTGACTCAGGTTCTTGAAGCCAATCAGGGGCTGGCGGATCAGGGGGCTATGTATCCTTCCGGCCTGTATATCACACTGCCGGATCTGGTGACGCCTGTAGCGGAATCGCCATTCAGTTTATGGGATTGATATGGCAGATCAGACAGCGATGCCGGAATATGCGCCGGCCTTCAGCATTCAGGCCGAAGGGAAAGATATAACCCGGGTGCTGCAACAATGCCTGAGTGAACTGACCCTGACGGATTATGGTGGGGCAACAGCGAAAGCCGATGAACTGAAAATCAGCCTCATCTCTGAAACGCTGGCGCTTCCCACTAAAGGTGCCCGGCTTCGGGTTGCGCTGGGATTCAATGACCAGTTGATCGATAAAGGCTGGTTTGTTGTCAGTGGTGTCTCGAGCAGCGGCCCGCCGAGGCGTATTGAGCTTTATGCTACCGCCGCGCCGATGAACGCCCAGAAACAACCCGGAGATGTGACAGGCCAGAAAACCCGGAGCTGGGATAACCTTCGCCTTGCCGATATTGTCAAAACAGTGGCCACCGATAACGGACTTATTCCCCGTGTGGCCGACGCGCTGAAAGATATTCATATCAATCACATCGATCAGGTGGCGGAATCCGATGCCAACCTGCTCGCAAGGCTTGCACGTGACTACAACGCAGTGAGCAAACCATCGGGAGGCTACTGGCTTTTTTTACAGCAGGGGGCCACGGCAACGGCTTCAGGAAAACAGACTGGCGGGATCACCATCACACCGGATGAAGTATCAAACTGGTCCTACAGTGAAGGTGAGCGGGGGAGTTCGACGGGGAAAGCTACGGGGAGCGGAGGTAAAGCCAAAGAGAAAATCGGCGTGCGTTATTACGACGAGGAGGACGGCACGACAAAGACTTCCTCCGTTGAACATGATGGCCCGGCGATGACCAATCCCTATACCCAGTCGGAGAAAAACACCGCCGAGCAACAGGCAAATTCCAGGAAAACACAGGCGAAGCGTAACGAGCAGAAAATGACGCTCACGGGGCCATGTCGCCCGAAACATGTGCCGCTGACAGCAGAAGCAAGTGTGTCGACGTCCGGTTTTGGTTCCCGTGAGGATCGGGCCTGGGTGGTTGAGTCTCTGATCTTTTCTCTGACGTCAGCTGGATTCAGCTACACCTACAACCTTGTCGTGGATATTCGTAAACCCGCAGCAGCTTCGAAAAAATCAGAAAAGCAGGACAAAAAAGGCCCGTCCTACTTCGGTTAACCCTCCCGCCATCCGGCGACTCAGCTATGGAATTTAATCATGAACGGTGTAAACAACCGGACCGGAAAACGCCTGTCCGGCGTCGCCCATTTGCGCCAGTCCGTCAGCGACATACTGACCACTCCCATCGGGAGCCGGGTTCTTGTCCGGGACTATGGCAGTGATCTGTTTTCGCTGGTGGATAACCCCCGGGATGATTTGACCCGACTACAAATAATCGCTGCGTCTGCGACCGCTCTGGCCCGGTGGGAGACGCGGCTGAAGGTAACACGTGTGCTTGTTTCCTTTCCTGAAGGGCAGTCCGGCTGTGTGCTGGATATCGAGGGGATCAACAAGGAAACCAATTTACCTGTCAGAACGGGAGACATAACGATTTATGGCAAGCAGCTATGACGTGATCAACCTGTCCGAACTGGACGTACCGGATGCCATTGTGGTGCCTGATGCAACTGAAATCTTCACCCGGTGGCTGGCGCGCCTGCGGGAACTTGATAAGCAGTTTGATGCGCTGGTGGAATCCGATCCGACGTTTAAACAGGGGGAGGTGAATGCCTACCAGCTGACGCTGGCTTTTCAGCGGGTTAATGATGCCGTGCGGGCGGTATTTCTCGCGAGTGCAAAAGAGGCTGACCTTGACCAGATAGGTGCTGCATTCAACGTTAAACGGCAGGTGATTAAGCCCGGCGATCCGCTTGCCATTCCGCCAGTGGAGCCTGAACAGGAAGACGATGCGGCATTTCGCGAACGTATCCAGCTTTCATGGGCGCAGCTGAATACAGCAGGCGCGCGCAACTCATACCGCTTTCATGCGAAGTCTGCCGATACGGATGTGCTGGATGCCGATGCCTATGGGCCTGAAACCCATAACCAGCCCGGCTACGTTGATGTCTATGTCCTTTCACGTACCGGGGATGGGGCGGCGGGGCAGTCCCTGCTTGATAAGGTTAACAGCACACTGAATGCGGATGAAATCCGCCCGTTAACGGACTACGTGACGGTTAAAAGTGCCACGATTGCAAACTATGCCGTTACGGCAGAGCTGGAGATCCCGGAAGGACCGGACGCCAGTACGGTGCTGAATAATGCCATCGATGTTTTGCGGTCGTACACCACGCTTTCCCATCGGATTAAAACCGTCGTCCCGCTGTCCGCCATTTATGCCGCGCTGCAGCAATCCGGTGTGGTCCGGGTAAGGCTGATATCTCCGGTGGCAGATCTGGAAGCGGAACCGGGTAAAGCGCCCTGGTGTACCGCCATTAATGTTACCCGCAGGGAGGTAAGTAGCAATGACGGCTAAGTTTCGATCTCTGCTTCCTCCTGGCGCATTTCATGAAGAGAGAGCGCAGGAGCAGGCCAGCGCTGAGCAAATCGCCACCCTCGATACCAATATGGTGCGCAAGTCCAAAAATCCTGACACCTGTCCGGCGCATCTTCTCCCCTGGCTGGCCTGGGAGCATGCCGTTGATTTCTGGGATGACGGCTGGACAGAGGCGCAGAAGCGACAGGTGATAAAAGATGCCGCTTATGTTCATCAGCACAGAGGAACGGCCGGGGCGGTACGCCGTTCTCTCGGGTCAGTGAACCTGCCCACGACCGTGGTTGAGTGGTGGGAAGACACCCCGCGCGCTGAACCTTACACCTTCCGGATCGAAGTACAGAGCAGTGAGGGGGTCAGTGACGCTCTCTATCATCAGATCCGCCAGCTTACCGAGCGGGCCAAGAACCTGCGCAGCTATCTGAGCAAAATCGATGTGATGGCGAATGTGGGTATGGACGGGGCTTTTTATATTTCGGGTGCGACAACAGCGCATATCGATGTGGACATTTTTGCCGGGGAATCTCATGGCTGATTACTACTCAATTATCACTAACCGGGGTAAAGAACTGGAGGCGGAGGCGCTGGCCAGTGGTCGCCTGATTGTACTGACTCACTTTGTGGTGGGTGACAGTAATGGCAAGCAGGTTAAACCTGATCCGTCGCAAATCCGGTTAATCAATGAAACGTACCGGGGAGATTTCGCTGAGCTGGTGGTGTCCCCGGAGCAGTCCACGCAGTTAATGGCAAAAATCGTCCTGCCGACCGGGGTTGGTGGATTCACCGTTCGCGAAGTCGGTTTAATGACTGACGCCGGAGAGCTTTACGCGGTGGCAAACTGCCCATCGATCGATAAGCCGGTTGGTGGTGTCAGCGTTAATATGCAGTTTCGCCTGGCGGTATCAGATACCTCAAATATCACGCTGAATGTTGCAACAGGCGACGGGTTATTCCTGCGTATTGACCAGTACCTGAAAGAGATAAAGGCGCGGGGCGCGGAAGCACAAAAAACATCGCGTGAATCCATTGGTGTCCTCGATAGCACAACACAACAAAGAGGGCTGGTTCAACTTAGCAGTTCGGTGAACAGCACCAGTGAAACGCAGGCCGCCACCCCGGCAGCAGTTAAGATCGCAATGGATAATGCGAATGCGCGACTGGCTAAAGACCGGAACGGCAGTGATATTCCTAATGTCGCATTATTTCTACAAAACCTTGGCCTGGTAGAAACGATAAATCGAGCAGCCGGTTCGCTGCAAAAAAATCAGAACGGCGCTGATGTACCGCAACCGGATTCGTTTGTACGTAATATCGGTGCCGGGCGAGCTTTCAGTGGCTCGGTCAGTATTGGTGGAGGCGGTAACTGGACAACAGCGGACTTTATCGTCTGGCTTGAAAATCAGGGGGCATTTAATCATCCCTATTGGGTATGCAAAGGTTCATGGTCCTACGGTGATAACAGGGTTATTACGGATACGGGATGCGGGAATATCAGTCTTGCTGGCTCGGTAGTTGAGGTTATGGGAGTGCGTGATGCGATGACTATTCGTATCACCACGCCAACCACCACAGCAGGAAATGGAACGCCTTCCGCTCAGTTTACCTACATCAATCATGGTGATGGTTACTTGCCAGGCTGGCACAGGGATTTTAATACAGCAAATCCTCCTTATGAGTATTACCCCGTAGGCGCACCCATACCATGGCCTTCGGATATACCGCCTGCTAACCATGCGCTTATGCAGGGCCAATCGTTTGATAAATCTGCCTATCCATTACTTGCTGTGGCATATCCTGCGGGGGTTATTCCTGATATGCGTGGTCAGACGATAAAAGGCAACCCAACAGGTAGAGGGGTATTAACACAAGAACAGGATGGTATTAAGTGGCACGATCACGGCGCAACGATCGCAAGTACCGATCTCGGAAGCAGGGATACAACCGGGTTTGATTATGGCACCAAATCGGTATCAGTTTTTGACTACGGTACTAAATCAACAACCGGCGCGGGGGCACACAATCACCCTATATCCGGTAGAACGCAGTTCGGTCAGGCAGGGGATGTCGTTGCAATGTCCAATACTGGCTCTGACAGAACAAACTGGGGAGCTGTTGGTGGGGTCGGTGACCACGCTCATGCTGTCGGAATTGGTGCGCATAATCACGTAGTGGGGATTGGAGCACATGCTCACTCTGTTTACATTGGCGCGCACAGCCATGGTGTGACGGTTTCACCATCTGGTCAGGCTGAAAATACTGTAAAAAATACTGCATTCAATTATTTAGTGAGGCTTGCATAATGGCTTTTAAAATGACTGACACCAACCGCATTATTACTATTTACAATCTTTCATCAGCAACGAATGAGTTTATCGGTAAGGGGGATGGGTTTATTCCGGCCAATACGGGCTTACCTGCGTATAGTACCGATATAGTACCGCCAAAAGTGAAGGCGGGGTTCGTTGCTGTTTTCGATATTCAGACCAATAAGTGGTCGCAAGTAGAAGACCACCGGGGAGAGACCGTTTATGACATCAGCACAGGTAGACCCACTGTTATTGAGACGCTGGGGTCCCTGCCTGATAATGTTGTATCAGTGGCTCCCGAAGGAGGATATGTTAAATGGGACGGCACACAATGGGTTCATGATGCAGAAGCGGAAAAAGCATTTTTTCAGGGACAGGCTGCGCAGGAAAAAGCAAACCTGTTGATGATTGCAACATCTGCTATTGCTCCTCTCCAGGATGCAGTTGATCTGGACATTGCGACGGAAGACGAATCGAAAGCACTTCTTGCATGGAAAAAGTATCGTGTAATGCTTAACCGAATTAACCCCGAGGATGCTCAAAACATCATCTGGCCTGAATCTCCATTGCCAATATAACAGACTTAAGCAAAACAATGCCGGGACTGATTAGAATCGGCATTGTTCATACCTCAATTAAAAATTATTTACCTATAAGAGAAACCTTTAATCTTCTTAATAAAGTAATTACATCTTTCCTTCCGAATAGTTTAAACAGATTAAACCAGCGGTTCTTACCCAGGTAATTTAGTTTTATTAATTTAGGGTTGTAATGATAGCACATTATAAAAACACCCTGATCGTCATCAACTATATTATTTCTGAGTGTTTTTATTTGGCACTGACAAACCAGTTTGTAAAACTCTTTCCATTTCTTTTGTGTTGCTACAACTGCCCCACCAATAATATAGGAACGATTGTTAATCATGTGGTCAAAAACCTGATGGATAGTTTTGACGGTCAAGCCTTTTTTAACTGTAAAGAAATTTACTTTTTTGCGGTCAAATGGATAATCCCATCGAGATAACCCTCTGGTTACGTCTGCACTGCGACAGTAACCAAAGTCAACCCATGCAACCATATCATCATTCACAAGATTTAACTCTATAGCTCTGTTTACAAAATATGTTTTCAGATTGCAAACCAGTGCATAGTCTGGGGACCAGTATTCGGGGTTTATCAACTGGCGAGTTTCAAGTTTGCTTATGAACTCGTTATCTTTTTGAATCCGCGCAATTCTTTTTTTGATGTGTTGAAATTTTTTATTAATATCTAAAGCCACTACAACAGTGTTTTTCCCATTTCTGATTGCTTCAATTTTTGGTTTAAGTTCACTGGATGTGAAAATGACCATGTCATTATCCAATTCAGACAGATTTTCAAAGTACTGAATATAGGTATCAGCTGTTCTCTCTAAGTGAGGAGAGAAACCTTTATTACTCGTCCAGTCTCCGCGTCCTATATCGAAAAATGCTGTAACAATGGTAATAGATGAGTTCATTTTTAAGCAATCCGTGTTTTATACCTATCCAATAACTACAAGAATGTTGAATACATATTTTTTTTGATATCAGTCACATGGAAACATTCTATCAGTATCAACATGAGGCGGGAAGCATCATGTGATATTAAAACTGATAAGCAACGGATATACAAAATAACTGGTTGTTGCAAAGGATTGTTCAATAGTTAATGATTTTCATTGGTATTATTTTTATTGAAATTGTCGCTTTGTTCTAAGATAGGATAACAATAGGTTGCTGAAGCATATCAAGCAGTGTTCCTTAGCCGATATTTTGCGTAATAACGGGAATCATTAAAGATGACCTGGCTGGCCAATTGATGGTGAACCGTAACGAGAGTTGCCGCAACCACACCGTATGCAAGAGCATGATTGCGGCCGACTGGCGAACGTTCGATAGTGCGAGTATTGAATGATTGCCAGTCACGGCGGATTGTACTTAAGTAATATGACGGTTCAAGGCGTTTAATCTGTAACCAGCCACATATCAGCCTCTTCAAACATTTCCTGAACAGTACGGCTTATCTGTTCCTTCTCGTGCTTGCTGGCGTCAGTGTTGATCGCCGGCAATGTCATCATCGGTTTTACCCGGACATCAGCATCCGGAAAAAATCCGGTGAACCCTCTTACTCAGTTCGCCCAGAATGATATCTTTCGCACCGGGCAGACCATCAAAATTCCTTTTGTCATAAACGAGTTCCACGAACATTGATTATTGCTCCTTTACTGGATGGATATACAGTATTTATACTGTGTTTTTATCCGGTATTCAAGAGGGGTTAAATGATGCCACGACGTAGCGATATTGAAATAGCCTGGTATGCTTCGATACAGCAAGAACCGAATGGCCGGAAGACTGTCACCACACAGCGATTTGTCCAAGAACTGAGCAAGGTTAACTGGAACTGGACGATGAAGCAGGCCAATGAATGGATCGAGTGGTATGTGACAACCTTCCGCGATGTATCAACGCAGGAGGGCGAGAACCGTACCTTTCAGCTGTTCAATCCAAACGGAGGACTGTAACCATGGGCTTCCCTTCACCTGCGGCAGATTATGTTGAAGCACGAATTTCCCTCGATCAGCAGCTAATCAGCCAGCCAGCAGCGACTTATTTCATGCGGGCATCGCGTTCACATTTCAGGGAAGGGATAATCCAGGGGGCGCTGCTTTTTGTTGATGCGTCACTTTCTCCTTGTGATGGCTCGCTGCTGATATGCGCGATAGACGGAGAATTCAGGATCAAGCGATATCGGACTCATCCTCAGCCCCACCTGGTTAATCTGGATAACGGGAGAAGGGAAGAGCTGCCAGCAGATGATGATGGCTACAGTTCTGCACCCGCTATATTCGGGGTGATCACGTACATTATTAATGATGCCAGGAACGCGGAATTTGATGACTGCCCGGTGATGTGAATAGCTGAAATTTTACGGCGAAATTGATGCCTTGTGTCGGGAATTTTTCCCCGATTAATCCCCACTGCTTCCCCGTTCAGAAAACAGGCATAAAAGAACCAGCCGTAACAGGCTGGTTCTTAGAGGATTTTTGGTCGGCACGAGAGGATTTGAACCTCCGACCCCGACACCCCATGACGGTGCGCAACCATTTCAATGGCAGCTATGTGCCATTAGCGGAGGTTGTCAATAACAAGTCTTAGTTGAACAACGGGGAGCTGGTCAGTATTTCTGCTCATCACTTTCGCAGACCAAACCGTATATAATTATGAGGGAATAAAGGTTTAATCATTATTTTATCATTAAAAATAAATAGGTTAGGTGATATGGCGATGACGTCGTAGATATTATCGACAATGAGTTGTAGATGGGTTCTGAACACGGGTACATTCGCATCATCCGCTATGACAAATACAGTTTCATTGCCTAAACCGCCCCCGTTAAACATATCATGACTAAGTTCATAATCGCTGAAGTCCATTTCCGACCATCTGAGATTACCGCTATGCCATGGATATTGATGAAAAATATCCATTATCGCGCTCAAATCATCCCCTTCCACAACATTAAAATCTGTCTTGAGCAGTTCCTTACATTCCTCAAACAATGTCATGTCCACTCCCTTTATGCTTTATGGCTGTATCTTTTATCATAACCTCCCTGGAGGATTGTCTAAAGGGATTACGAACTTCTGCTCCTCGCTCAAAGCAGACGTTTTCCCCTGTCGCATCGTACATTAACGTATAGTTTGGATTAACTCTGGCCCTTGATTCTTAACATTCCCGACGGCACGCGTCACGGCGTGCCATATAAATTTATCAGCCGGCACGGAACCGTCGGCTGCAATTTCCGCCGCTTCTTTCCCTCCAATGTCCTGCCTCATCCATTCTCGAGCGACTTCTGGTGACAGTACCAGTGGTCGCCTGTCGTGAATATTTACCAGCCCTTTGTCGGCAGCAGCCGTCACTATCAGGAATCCTTCTGCTTCATCTCCACGTTCGAATGGTGTGCTGCCGATCGCCGCCATGAATATCGGCTGGCCATCGGCTCGATGAATGAAGTAGGGCTGCTTTTTGTCACCTTCCTTTTTCCATTCGTACCAGCCATCAGCAAAGCAAATTGCGCGACCATGTTGCCAGAGTGGTTTAAACATTCTGCTGGTGGCCGCAGTTTCAGAGCGTGCGTTAATTAGCGGTGGTTTATCCCACCATCCGGGGGCGTATCCCCAGATAACTGGATCAAGATGGAGTTTCTCGTCACGTTCGCTCAGAAGCAGAACTTTGGTTCCCGGCGCCACGTTGAAACGTCCGATCGGTTCCGGGTCATATGGAATGTCTTGCTCGGCTTCTTCTGCGAGAAGGGCGAGATAGTCTTGACGTGTCATTGACTGTGAAAAACGTCCACACATAGAAACCTCCAGCCATATGTAAGACTGAAAGTATAGGATATTGCCCTGCGCGAAACGATTTGAACCCTACACCCGAACACCAATACATGTAGTAAATGGCATTATTGGGACCTTAATCTGAAACCAGCCACATATCCGCCTCTTCAAACATTTCCTGAACAGTACGGCTTATCTGTTCTATTTTATGCTTGCTGGCGTCAACGCATTCAATTTTGGAAGGAAAAACCGTCCGAAACCGGTCCGAATATGTCCGAAATTTTGGCTAACTATATGATTTTTAGTACCTGAAAATACACCTTTATTTGTGCATTTTTGGTTCTAAAGGGTTGTTATTGCATTGAAAATAAAGGATAAAAAATAATTTTGGAAAAAACAGGAATCGTATTCGGTCTCTTTTTATTTGGCGAATGCGATGCCATCCAGGGCAAAACACGGCTTATCGCATGCTGCATTCTCCATAAACCATACCATACTCCTGCCCACGATCGTCCAGGCTTTTTTACCATCATTGCTAAAATTATAACCAGGTACCCTTGTACTCTGGAGGCGACATGGGACGACCTGACAATATCTATCAACGAATCGACGGTACACAGTGGCGTCACGTCTGGGTGGTTGGGGATATCCACGGCTGCTTCTCGATGCTGATGGCTAAACTGCGCCAGTACCGTTTTGATCCCTGGCAGGATCTGCTGGTTTCAGTGGGGGATGTTATTGACCGTGGACCAGACAGTTTGCGTTGTCTGAAATTATTGCGTAAACGCTGGATTGTCGCGGTCAGGGGGAATCATGAACAGATGGCGCTGGACGCGCTGGCGACGGGGGATCAATTCATGTGGTTAATGAATGGTGGCTCGTGGTTTGCGCAGGCGGAGCAACCGGCAGCGAAATTCGCTCTTGAAGAGTGTTGGCAATTACCCTGGATTCTGGAGCTGCACTGTCAAAACGGCATACACGTTATTGCTCATGCCGATTACCCGGATGATGATTATCAGTGGCTAAAAAAGATCGATTTACAGCGTGTGCTGTGGGATCGTTCGAGGCTAATGAACAACGGTTGTGGGATTCGCGGCGCGGATCACTTTTGGTTTGGCCACACGCCGTTGCGCCATCGGCTGGATCGCGAGAATCTGCATTATATTGATACCGGTGCTGTATTTGGCGGCGAGTTAACGCTGGTACAACTGCAATAATCAAAAATCGCTGTATTCCTGGGCCGGGTGCCAGAAACTATCGATGTAGTCATCCGCGGGTAAACACCCTCCGTTACGAATACGTTGATCGTCCATCGATATCAGGCACTGCTGCTCAGTTTTGTAGACATCAACCACGATATCTTCACAACCGCCATCCAGGTAGCACACAAAAAGAACCAGCGTGAACAT